AAACCCAAGGCACTAACTGCCTTGGTTCGTAATTGTGTTAATCAGTTTGGTGATTTGAATATCGGTCTTGTTGCAACTAATCATACTTACGCAAGTCAAGACATGTTTGACCCCGATGATAAAATCTCAGGTGGTCAAGGATTTATCTATGCTAGTTCAATTGTTGTTGCTATGCGTAAACTCAAGCTCAAAGAAGATGAGGATGGCAATAAAATCAGTGAAGTTAAAGGAATTCGTGCTGCCTGCAAGGTAATGAAAACACGTTATGCCAAACCATTTGAAAATGTACAGATCAAGATTCCTTATGAAACAGGTATGAATCCACATAGTGGTCTAGTAGACATGTTTGAGGCAAAAGGATTATTGACCAAAGAAGGTAATAGTCTTAAATACACTTTGGCAGATGGCACAGTTATTAAACAATTCCGAAAAGCATGGGAGCGTAATGAGGATGAAAGTTTAAATAGAGTCATGGCGGATTATACAAATAATCCACATCGTGCCTCGGCCGAACTTATTCAGGAATCCGAAAATGACCATTGATGTAGATGTATTAGCAGAAGTTTACAGCGTTCTTAAACAATATATTCCGCAAAAAGACAGACAAGAAGCAAGTGATAACATTATGAGTATTCTTGTTGACTTATTGGGGGATAAAGAGTTAAAAGAATTTAGTGGAACTGATGCGTATACAAAACGTAGTTTCGATGAATATGCAGGAAACTACGAAGATGAAGAAGATCAAGATTACGAAGAATAATGTGGTATAATCGAGTTGTTGCCAACTTGGGAGAAATCCCAAGTTTTATCAATTATTTTGAAGATGAACTCACGCAAGCCAAATATGAATGTGGTATTAAAGGTAACCTCGAAAAAAATATTTCTAATCTGCCAGGTATAACGGAACATAGATTTAATCAACTTCAAGAAATTGAAGCGGTGCTTAACTTTCTTAATCTTCAACTTCGAAAAATTCGCAAGCGACATTTTCAAAAATATTTAGAAAATTATGCTCGGGCATTAACAAGTCGAGATGCGGAAAAATATGTTGATGGTGAAGATGAAGTTATTGATTTTGAAACCATTATTAACGAAGTAGCCTTACTTAGAAATAAATGGCTGGGTTTAATGAAAGGCTTAGAAAGTAAAAACTTTATGTTAGGACATATAAGTAGATTGAGAACATCTGGAATGGAAGATATATCATTATGAAAATAGTTTTGTGTACCGGCGGATTTGATCCCCTTCATTCGGGACATATCGAATATCTAACGCAAGCTAAAAAATTGGGTGACCAGTTAGTAGTGGGTGTCAATAGTGATGAATGGTTAACTAAGAAAAAAGGTCGACCATTTATGAAATTAAAGGATAGATTATCATTAGTCCAAAATCTACGATTTGTAAATGGGACTGTGACGTTTAACGATAGCGACGGTACTGCCAGAGATGCTATTCGTAAAGTAAGATTAAATTATCCCAGCGACACCATTATCTTTGCTAATGGCGGAGATAGAACTGATCAAAATATTCCTGAAATGGATTTTAAGGACCAAAATTTACTATTTGAATTTGGAGTAGGCGGTGTTGATAAGATAAACAGTAGTAGTTGGATCCTTGAAGATTGGAAATCCCCTAAAACCGCCAGACCATGGGGATACTATCGAGTATTACATTCTGTGGGATCACATGTCAAACTTAAAGAACTGACAGTTGAACCCAAAATGTGTTTAAGTATGCAACGCCACGATAAAAGAGCAGAATTTTGGTTTGTTGCAGAAGGAGCAGCTACAGTTTATAGTTTAGATGATAGCAGTACAGATCATGAACTTCGAGCTAGTTTAACAGCTCATCAGCATACCTTTATTCAACAAAACGAATGGCACATGCTATGTAATGAAACTGATGAACCGTTAAAGCTAATCGAAATCCAATTCGGAGAAAACTGCGTTGAAGAAGATATTGTCAGGAAAAATTAATACCACATTCCTCGGTTAATGGTCCTTGATCTAGCATCGGCAATTGCAGTGGTCCATTGAAGAAACGTATCTAAGATTTTTTTTATTACAGTCATATCCATGTCCTTTTTAGTTTACTGTGTTCATAATATTTGAGCCAAGCTTCTAACTCAGCAGTTGTGGTTGGATTTTTACTTGCAATAAATCTTTCTACGTCACTGTGATGTTGATTGCTGGCATCAAATAGACTTTTGATCCATCTAATTACCTTCATATAAAGTCCTTTTTGTGAAAGTACATGATTATTTATGTTGCGGCGCAATATGTAAACAACTAATAAATATAGATATTAACTCTTTTTGGACACCACAATGAACATCAGAAAAATTATTAATCTATTGGAAGCAATTAATCTTGAAGAAAGTGCAGGCGGTATTGCTCGTCGATGGATTGAAATCCAACAAGGCAAAGAAATTCCTTTCATAGATGCAAATACAAAAGAAACATATACATTAACAGATGTTCAAATTTTACCACAAGACCCTGAACTAAGATATGAGGATACTGATAAACAAAAAGGTCCTCAGCTTTTAGACACCGCAATTCAGGACATCGTTGAACAAACAAATCCTTTACAAGTAAATGTTTATGGTCTTAAAAACGGCCGAGCTGCAATGGTATGTACTATGACTAATAGTAAAGGGGATGTGTTTGTATTTGCTAAGAAAACTACTGCTAAACGTAGTCTTGGCCCCAATGGTATATTTTGGCAAACTACAGATTTTGCTAAAGAAACTGGTCTTTGGGCGCAAACTGCACAGATGAAAAAGGCTGCTATTCCAATAGAACCAACAGACTTTGTAGAAGAAGGTCGAAAATACAGTATTAGGCAATTGGTTCAATCTATCGGCAGTGGACTTTCAGCTAGCAATCTTCCTCAAGAACTTAAATCAGGATTACCTACACTAATTAAAAACGTACAATTGGGTAATACACAAGGAGTTGCAGGATTAGCAGAGTTTCAAAGTGCAATCGAAATTAAATTAAGTGAATTGGCAGCACCTATTGCATTACAAAGCGGAAATTTTGTAATAGGTGATTATGAAACTGTTAATAATGAATTGTTAAAACCCATGGGATATACATGGCAACAGGCAACAGCAGCAAGCTTTCCGGCAAAAGCAGAAAAACTGATTGACGCCACTATTTGGTTTGGTGATGAAAAAATAGACATTAGCGTTAAAGACAGTAGTGGTGGTGGCAGACCCAGTACTGCCACTATTGCTGAAACCTTAGAAACTACTGAATTTGATAACAAATTTAGAAACAAATACAGTAAAGAAATTGACGCAATTGAAAAGTTAGATTCTAACAGTGCCATTGAAGGGCCTTTGTTACTTGCACAAGAATTTGGCGTATTGGATTCCTCAGACATAGAGTTTTTAAAAAATATCTATGCTAAAGGAGTAAAATCAGTTCCTAAGTTACCCGACAGATGGGAAATGTTAATGGAAACGATTCCATATCAACCCGACAATACTCATCCTGAGTACCAATTAGGATATCATTTACTGGCAGTGTGCGCAAAATATGTTGCTGGAATGTTAAACGAAGACAGTGATAAAATGACTGCGTTCTTTAAAGAAGTTCTTAATAAGAGCAGTTTGGTACAAGTATATGCTAAAACCAAAGCTGACAAAGAAGGTGGTTTGCATTATAATCAGTTCAAAGTAGTTTGGCCTCCTGTTTTCAATGGACGTATCGAAGTTGATGCAGATAGCTATACTGCAAGGACTAAACCCAGTCGCAAAATTAGCTTTAGTTTCAATGCCAGTAAGTCCAAGGACCAATACAATAAACCTGCTAAACCTGTGCCCGGTATTGACGCCGAAGCGCCGACCCATGCAGTCACAGGGTTGAAAGCTAGAAAAGGACCAAGTCCCGCTCCGGCGGACAACAAACCGCGCCAACGTAGATAAGCAGGTTGACATTTATTTTAAAATCAGTATAATACTTGAATATTGGGCCTCTAGCTCATGGCGGTTAGAGCAACCGACTCATAATCGGTAGGTGCTGAGTTCGACCCTCAGGGGGCCCACCAACTTTATCTTTTAAAATGTCTACATACAAAATACGTGATTCCGATAAACCCAACAGTTTAGTTATGCTTGTAAATGAGACTGAATGGATCAAAATCGGTGAAGATGGATTTTGGGTACGCGGTGTCAAAGTAGAACAAGGCCCCAATGAAGCCCGTGTTGTATATGAAGCATTTCGTGAATTTCTAATGTGGAACAATTTGACAAGAACGTATTAATTTATGTCAAATATTGTAAAGCTTTATATAGAAAGATTTTACGGTATCAGAATGCCTGTTTTTGATGTTTACATCAATGATGTTCTTGTTACTCCTATAAAAGTTGATGTGATCAGTAACATCGATGGAAATCGGAAAGAAGTAATAGAGTTTCAAGTTAATCTACAACAAGAAAATCACCTGCAATTAAAACAAATTGATAAAACTGATAATGATCTGCTTTTCATAGATAATAATTTTATTGATCATTATATAAAAATTAGAGAAATAGACATTGACGATATAAAATTAGAAACAGCTTTATATTTTGGCAATTCTAAATTTACTCACTTTATGTCAGATGCATGGGTGCAAGATATGGCATATAAAGGAGTTATAATTGATCCTATTATGTATAATCAAACAGATATAAGACTAAATGGTGTTTGGTCATTAGAATTTAAATTACCAATTTGGAAATGGGTAACCGAACACTTGATTGATTATAAAAATGAATAAGTTTACTAAAGAGTTCTTTGCTGCTACATTTAATGGCTATAAGTACGAAAAACTTATCACACGACCATTTTTTTGGACAAATAAAGCTATACCATTTGTTGAAACTACTTTTGAACTTTCGGTTGACAGCACTTACAAATGGTGTTTGGATAATGAACAACTTTTGAACTGTCACAGTAATCAGGCGTATGCAAAAGCTCGAATAGAAGATTTAGGTCACAGCTGGTTTACTATACCACATAGTCATGGATGGAACATGATCACCCTTAAAGGTGAATCTTTGTCTAGACAAGACATTGTAAATCCTGGTGAAATAAGTGAAGTAAAAAACAGTGAACAGCCTTTAAATTATAAAATTGATCTTGAAACTGAATTAGAATCATTGGGTTTTAATCTAAGTTATTTAAGAATTGTTCAATTAGTACCTGGCGGATGGGCACAACCGCATGTAGATCCTCTTTATATTGGTATGACATCTACCATGAACTACTTTTGGATTCCATTGCACGATGCTGCTCCTAGTTTAAAAATTTATCCTTACGGTTTGCTACAACAAAAAACAGGTTGCATGTATTGGTTTAATAATGCAAGCTTTGTGCATAGTATTTTTAATGATAGTGATGTAAACAGATATGTAGCTATAGGTAGAATAAATCTTAAAGATACTAAAATGAGTCTTAAAGATAAAATTTATCAAGATTATTCGTCACAGTGGTATAATTAACTTGACAAAAAAGAATAAATAAACGTATAATAGGTACATGATGCAAAACAAACTATCATTATTTAGAACAGCCGATATAGCCCAGCAGATGGCGTTAGAGCCACTGTATTGGCAGGTGTGCCGTCATATTAATGATAGTACACCAAAAACCCCGGGGGTCCCAAGAGACTAGGTTTTACTAAACCCAACTCAAAAGGACCCCAGGACTAAACACCCTGGGGTTTTTGTTTATGTAGTACGTGTGAGGGAACGCGACCCTGCTGGCACGCAAAACATCAGCTATAATGAGGGCGGACTACCGGATGATAAGTCTCTGGCGATAACGGAGATGTGTAAAATGGTAGTGTTATAAAGCGCATAATGGTTTGTGTGCTTTATTACCAGCATTCTTCGGAGTGCTGTAACGAATTGTTGGTCTATAGTGTAATGGTAACACCACGGATTTTGATTCCGTTATTCTAGGTTCGAATCCTAGTAGGCCTGCCAAAGCCAGATTAGCTCAGTGGTAGTAGCAGTATCTTGATAAGGTAAAGGTCGCTGGTTCAATCCCAGCATCTGGCACCAAAAAAGTTTTTGACATTTCTACAAATGTCATATATAATTAAAGAATATTCCAGGGCGGCCACAAGGTGGGGCAGCGGACTGTTAATCCGTTCATCAGGAAGGTTCGATTCCTTCCCCTGGAGCCAAAGTTTTCGCCCCGGTGGCTAGTGGAAATCGGTACACCTAATGGTCTTAGAAGCCATGCTTTTCCCGGTTCGAGTCCGGGCTGGGGCACCATAGTATAAGAAATTAAAGATTTTAAAATTAATAGTTGATAATTAAGATATGAATCGTAAAATAAGAATATGGTTTAAAACATTAGATTTGAATTCTATTTTAAAAATAGAGACATTTAATTTTACTGAAAAATACACTGTTAAAGAAAATCATTGGTCTATTGAGGTTCCGATAGATCAAACTAATAATAATTTAAAAATTTTTTGTTTAACAGGTTTTATAGAAATAGGCAAAATAGAAATTAATTATAGTTGGCAAATAAATTCATATTATTATGAAAACTATTGCGATGAAACTCGATTATTAGAACAAAATGAATTTGATTTAAGTTTATGTTCTGATGAAATGTTAAACGATTTAGAAAAAATTCCACTATGGATAGATACTGGCGAAGATAATTTTTCTGCTGTAGAAAATCTTGTGTTAAATCCCTGTATTAATTTAAAATTAACTCACTATAAAGATTGGTTTTCATTAAAGAAAGATGACTTTTTTTCATGTAAAATTTATTGTCCACGACTTCCTGAATCGTGGATTAAAACAAGACCTGTGTTTGATATTAGACAATTTAATTCAATTAAAACAATAAAATATAATAAGGAGATTATTTCTAAATTAGATAATAGATTTAATAGTTTAGTAAAAAAAATTCTATTAGATCCGCTAAGTGATAAATCTACTGTTGAACACGATAAAAAAGATTTACCTTATGCTTGGAAAACAAGAATTCAAGCACAGCTTGTGGATAATATGGAATTAATTGCAGATAAACACGTTATTGATATTGGCGCAGATTTGGGACAGTTCACATACCCTTGCGCAATCTTAGGTTGTAAAACAGTTACAAGTGCACAAATTGTGGATGAACACAACAATGCAATAAAATCTGCTGCTGATCATTTTGGATTACAAGATGTAATAAAAATAGACAAGTGTGATATATATGATATCGAAAATGTTAATAGGTCTTTGCATGGAATAGATACTATTTTATTTTTAGGTGTAATTTATCATATAAACCATCATTATCAATTATTAGAGACGTTTACTCGTAGTAATGCAACTGGCATTGTTATCGATTGTATAATCGAAGACCTGTCTTTTTGGAATGATCCACAACCGAAAATGAATTGGATTAAGGAATATCAAAATAAAGAAGGAAACGGTATAGAATATAAATCTCCGGACTCTAAAGTTACATGGGTGGGTATACCTAATGCAAGTTGGATTATTAATAGTTTAGAAATTCTTGGTTGGGAAATTTTAAAAATGTCACAAACTCGAAGTTTAACTCTGAGCAAAATGAGACATAGAGGAATTATTTCAGCTAAAAGAAAACCTAAATGATGAGAATTGAAAAAAAATAGTATTTGATTTTAAAAAGTTTATACTGTATTATCTTGTATAAGTAATTTAATCGCGGGTGTAGCTCAGTTGGTAGAGCACTTGCCTTCCAAGCAAGATGTCGAGAGTTCGAGACTCTTCGCCCGCTCCAAACAACCCGGAGCCAGCGGCCGTTAATTTGCTGGGGTAATTGCCAAACCATAAGAGCACGGTGCGTAGGAAAAGACCGCAAAGCCGGCTTACATCGGTGATAGAAAGTATCCTAGGGTGTTGGTAGTTTCATCCAAACTAAAAAAACTGCTGGACAGGGTAACAACTCAGTCTTTGGGCTCTTGTGGTGAGAGTAGCAGAGACATCCTTTAATTGCATACAGTGTAATTAAAAGATGACGCAGGGTGTAGCAGAGGTAGCTAGTCAGTCTCATAAGCTGAAGGTCGGTGGTTCGAGTCCATCCCCTGCAACCAAACTATCATAGTCAAACTGAAAACTTTGGTAGAGAGGGAAAAGGAATCAGATATAAGAAGTACACTAAACGTAATTGTTATTTACAAGAGTATAAAGCGCGGTTAGCTCAGGGGTAGAGCAGTGGTTTTACACGCCGAAGGTCGGGAGTTCGAAACTCTCATCGCGCACCATTTTTATTATAACTCCGAGTCGTATAGCCAGGTTATTATCCGTGGTTTGGGACCATGTGACGGCGGTTCGAATCCGTCCTCGGAGACCATTTTAGGGGGATTGGTGCTAACGGGAACACGGTGGCTTTGCAAGCCTCAGTTAAGGGTTCGATTCCCTTATCCTCCACACAATGCACCGATGGCCGAGCGGCCCAAGGCAACTGACTGCAAACCAGTAAAACCGCAAGTTCGAATCTTGCTCGGTGCTCCAAATTTGGTAATGTAGCATAGAGGCTAATGCACTTCCTTCATACGGAAACTATCGTTGGTTCGAGTCCAACCATTACCACCAAAAATGCACAAATTATGCGGTTGACAGATATTCTAATATATCTTATAATTTGTTCATAGTGCAGTAAACGATCTTTAACAAATTGTTGTTTTTTGACTTGCCAGTGTGGTGAAATAGGTAGACACAAGGGACTTAAAATCCCTCGCTTACCGCAAGGGGCGTACCGGTTCGAGTCCGGTCACTGGCACCATATCGAAGCACATTACTAAGAGTCCAGGTTCAGAGCGTGGTCGAGTGTGTTTCTATATGGTGTCACCAACTAACTGTGATACAGCCCACTATCGGGCTGGTAGCGTGACATCATTTCAACAATAAGACCCGACTGGCCTACATATTCATATCCCTAGAATATGTGGCTCACTATGTCGAGGCGGGTGAGATTCCCGTCTACTAAAATCTACTGTAGTGGCCCACATATACAGTAGACGGTCACTCGGAGTGTGGCGGGGTTGTCGTGCCCGACCCAAGACTATGATCGCCCACTGTAGGGAGTGGGCGGCCATATTGAAGAATATTACAAAAACCGCCGAGTCGTTTTGTATTGCTGGAGTCCGCAAGGAGGCGTCGCAAAGGTAGTGTTCTTCAATATGGTGAATTGATGGGTGGAGATAACGCCTCCCTTAACTGGTGGCCCGGTAATCGGGGAACTGCCCTTCTGCAATAGTGGAGGGAGAAATACAGGCGGAACAGTGGCGTCATTGACAGATGGGAAAGACCATTACATATTGAAACACATTAGAATCCCTAAAAAGATCAGGGCTGGTACACCGGATACCTCTGTTTGTACAAGTGCGAATAGACCGTAGTGTGTTTCAATATGGTGAGAACAACTTTGCATACTGCTCATATGCTGAACCTATAAGCTATCGGATGGGTGACTAGGATGGGCCGCTCCCGTAATGATATGCGATCTGAACCGCGTGAACAGATGTGTCCGATAGTCAGTGGAGATGAGCGCCCACCACCATAACAATTTTTACCACTGTAGTTCAACGGAGAGAATATCACGCTACGAACGTGAAGACAGAGGTTCGATTCCTTTCAGTGGTGCCATAGAATTCCGGTATAGTATAATGGCATTATAGGGGTCTCCAAAACCCATGATGGCAGTTCGATCCTGTCTACCGGAGCCAAGTCAATGGTGTTGATAGTGTAGTGGTCTGCACGGGTGTCTGTGAAACACTCAGCGGCGGGTTCGATTCCCCCTCTTCACCCCAATTGACAAATATTGAATATCTGCATATAATATTGAAATAGTGCAGTAAACGATCTTTAACAAGTAAGCAACAAAGCACCGTTCGTCTATCGGTTAGGACGCTACCCTTTCAAGGTGGAAAGATGGGTTCGACTCCCATACGGTGTACCATA